ATGAAGCAACTGGATTAACAGCAACTTGATACAATGCATCACGGTCAGATTGAACTGGATTCCATGCCAACTTGATAACGTTCTTGATAACGCCACGGTTGTAACCAGCAGGAGACCACCATGGATTGTTTGCTGTGTCTGTGTATACACATAGACCTGCAATGTCACCATTCAATGGAACCCAACGGTACACGTTGTTGTACTTGTCAAACATATATTTCCAACCAGAATCTGCAAAACCATATGAACCTGTTGGTCCACCAGTAATTGAAGACAATGTATTCATCCATGACAATACGCTAGTTCTTTCACTGCCAGAGTTATTGACAACTGCTGATTGTGGTGGAGAAACGAACGCAACTGCATCACGGCGTGTAGCTGCAATATTAATTGCATTTGTTTGTACTGCCAAATCTGTATATGGACCAGTCAACAATAATGAAATTGTTGCCTGTGCAGGATCAGCAAACAAGTTTTGTGCATTAATGATATCTGAATCAGTAATTGTTGCATCTGTACCAGCAGACAATGGAAGTGTATAAGCACCAGACAATGTAGCAAAAGATGTATTTGCTGTTGTTTTACCCCATGTAGCATTTGTAGAATTGTAGTTTACTGGATCAACTGCGTAAACGTATTTTGAGTTATTGAAAATAGCGTTTTTGTAGTAGTTTGATTGACCATTAGAATCAACACTGTCAGAAGCCTTAGACAAGAAAGCAAAAGTTTCTAGAACTGTACCTTTTGTTCCTGTGAACAAACCGCCTGTATCAACAACTGCAATGTGAATTTGGTCATTAGCTGCACCTAATTGTGTACCAGTGTAACTTGTACTTGGTTGGCTATTGAAGTAACCAGACAATGAAGTGTTTGCATAATTTGTGTTAGCAGAATTATAAAGTGGAACACTCCAGTTTGTATATTGATTTGCTGTTGCGCCAGCGTCAATAACAGAAACTGTTAATGAGTTACCCAAAGCACCAGGATAACGTGCAACGAAAGCACCTAATGCGTTTGAAGCACCAGATGGTAAGTAGTTGTATTGGAATACATTTGAGTTAGTAATCTGAACTTGTGCATTAGCATTAGCAGAAGAATTGTAACTTGCTGTGTTTGCTGCACGAACAACTTGCAAATTGTTACCATAAGCTAAGAAAGAAGCTGCGGTAAAGAATGAAGCATATGTGTTGCTATCAGGTTTTCCAAATGTGTTAAGTAAGATTGTTTCTGAGGAAACTGGAATAACTGTTGCGGCTGGACCCCATGCAAAAGGACCTGCATATGCGCCTGCTGTTGTCAGAACGGAAGGCACAACGGTAGTTAAGTTAACTTCGTTTACACTTACGCCTGGAGATAATAGATTTGCCATTTTTTTCTTCTCCTTGAATTATTATGAGTTTTGGCAGTTGAATACCATAATGATTATTTATGAACTATGATTTTTACAAGTTCCTCATCATATCTCGCATGAAAGAACCATATGTATCACCGCCAGGTGTTGCATCCCACAAATCGCCATCCATCAATTCAAGATTTGTGGTCATTCCATTTTCTATAATAGGTGCAGGTAATGAATCTTCGTCTACCTGATTCATTTCTTCAAGTTGTAATTGCTTGCGGATGTCATGGCTAACAATTTCTTTGAAGTATTTTTGCGTAGTTGCCCATGCAAAGATAACTAAAGTCATTACTAAGTCATCGTTTGCACCTTCTTCCGCCATAAAAGTGTTCTTTTGAGCCACAAAAGTGGTCAATTCTGATATGGTATCAAAGTCATTAGTGATTAATTTATCACCTTCAATCAACATTTTAAGATTGGAACAACCAATACGTTTGACTTGAGGTGACATTTTCAAACCCATCTGTACACCACGTGCAAAACCGGCAGACAATTGTTGTGGTTTCTTGTTGCCCGTGAACACTTTCCATAGGTTTTCATACTCTAATTCATAGTGCAAAGTGTCTGCTACTTGTGGAGTATTGTTAATTTCCACTAAAACATATGCATTGTTATATAATCTAGCTGCATTATAGATTACGGTTGGGAACAATACTGGACTAATTGACGAACTGTGATATGATGCCACTTGTTTGTATGGCATTTGCGATATGTCAAAAACTGAGAAGGCTGAACTATCCATGTTCTTACCTTCTGAAACGTCAACTGTAATTGCATATAGATGGTCTGATGAAGCCTCACCATCAATTTCCTTAATAGGTTGTTGATAAATTTTGACCTTATCATGCACATAAACGGGGTCATTGTAAACCAATTGTTGTAATTTTTGGCCTGAAATCAACGTATTTGTAGAACCTAAGAATTCACATTCAAACTCTTGTCTGAATTGTTCTTCAGATGTGTTACGTATTGTTTCATACTTCCAAGCCTCATCACGGCCTGGTACCATAGACCAATGAATCTCAAATGGTTTGTATCCGTTCTTGTTGCCAATGGCATCCATCCACAACTTGTAGAACATATTCATGCCATTAGGAGTAGAAACGATAATAATCTTTGTGGATTTACCAGAGGAGATAACAGGATAAACAGAGTTAAAGAACTCCTCGGCAATGTTTGCAGGTACGAACGCAAACTCATCTAAGAATACACAGTTAAATGATCCTCCACGAACTGCGGATGATGAGGTTGATGCGGCCATAATCTTAGAACCATTCTCTAGTTCTACGTTACCTTTATTCCAGGTAATGATTCCTTGTTGCAACCACATTGGAAGATTCTCATATGCCAGTTGGTATTTGGCTAAAATATCTCTCGCAAGTGAACCTTTGTTGGCCAATACGGCAATATTTTGTGAATCTGAGAATAAGGTTAACCAAAGAAGATATGCCACAGAAGTGGTTGTTTTACCAACTTGACGAGGACATTTAGTTATAACAAAACGATTCTCGTGGAACAATTTAATCATTTCTTTTTGAAAGTCCCACATCTCAAAAGGCATCAAGCCACGGTCAACGTTAACAATTTTGATGTAGTGTTGTGCAAAGTAAACCGGATCTTTTGCACATTTCAAAAACTCCTCAACTTGTTCCTGTGAGTATTTGATTTGTACACCTGCTTTTTTAAGCAGTGGATTGTCACGGTAACTGTCTTTTGAATCTATCATTCTTTGTTACTTTTGATGAACTTGCTTAGTTCTGAAGTTGATCCAACAAAAATAGCTTTATCAATAGTTGTAGAACCTGATGGTACAGATTTCTTATCCATGTCTCGCATTTGTTTTTGAACTGCAAGAAGTTCTTTGTTGGCATCTACCACATTCTTTAGTAAAGTACCATAAACTTCAAATGCACGAGGATGTTGGCCTGCTTTTGCAATCTCCAGTATCTCATCCATTGCACTTTTGCCTTGGTCTATTAAGTCCTGAAGATTGGTTTTTGTCTGTTCATACGCATCAACCAAATCTTCTTCAAGTTCTTGTTCACCAACTTTAATAGGCAAAGTTTCTTTTTTAGTCACAGGTGGAGTCTCCACTTTTGTGGCTACGTCAAAGATTTGTTCCATATTTTTATCAAATGTATTCATAGTTTAACGTAGTTTAATTAACTTGTTGCGCCTTTGATGATTACATATTGAATCACTGGTGCTTCAGCTGTAACTGTTGTGATACTACGAACAGTAACGTTTGCTTGACCTGCACTTGTATTGGCAGCAAAAACATAATTACCTAATGTTCCGCCACTAAAGTGATTCAACATTATAAAATCATTTGCAGCAATTGTGGAATTTGTTAATACAAAAGTATTTGCAGCACCTGCAGCCAATGCTTGTGAGAACAATGTAATTTGGCCTGATGGTTTGTTTAATGTGACACCAGTAGTTCTACTTGTACCTTGAGTAACTACGCCACCAGCACCTGTTGAATAACCAATACCATTGCCTGATGTTTCTATCAAACCGCCAGTGAATACATTACCTGCAACACCAATGCCTCCAGAAACAATCAATGCACCAGTTGATGTATTAACAGAAGTATTAGAACTTTGAATAAAAACTTCTGTGAAAGGTGTAAATATAACATCACCATAACCATCTGGATCGATAGTTAGATTAGAACCAGAACCTGTTGCTGTTGTGATTGTGGTAGAATAAAGATTGCCTCTAACGTTTGCGGTGCCAGTAATCAACAAGTTACCTGTTAGTGTACCACCTGTATTTGCTAAATCTGAACCAGCCGCATTAGCTGCCGCATTAGCGGTATTCCAAACTGTTTGTAAAGTAATTGCGTTGGCTGCATACCAACCACCTGCTTTATTTCCATCGTGTACAGTTATTTGATTTAATGTGGTATCAACAATCAATTCACCTGCGGCACCAGTAATACTAGCAAGATTGCTTGTTGGATATCTTCTAAATTGTAGCGTCTTTGACATTTTTTAACCTTT